TGTTCTGAATCGGAATGTTCGACGATTCGATTTGCAGGCTGCCGCCGTGTCCGCTGGTGTAGGTGGTTGGCATGGTTAGTTCTCGTCGTGGACGGTAAGCGTGGCCGTCACCGTGACGACCCTTTCGGCGTCCCCGGTGCCGTCGTCCGGAACGGCATCGGATACGCGGTAATTTATGGCAGTCGCGGCGAAAGTCACGTCATTTATCGTGCTGCTTCCCTGAAGTGCTGCCTTGACCTCGTCGGCGAAACCGACAGCTTCCACGACCGTTTCCGCGAAGCATTGGAATGCGATCACGATCTCGGCGGTTTCCGTCCCGGCGTTCAAGGTCGTGAACATCCATTCCACCGACTGCACCTCGTACGCGATGAACGGCAATGGGTCGCCTTGACGGCGCCAGCGCGGCGCAATGCTCGCGGTCTGAATCTCGTTCGTGAGGTGACCGTAGATTTCCTCCAGCATCTTGCTAGCGGTTGCCATACGGGCTCCTCCTCAAGGCTGCTTTCGCGGCAGCGATGATCTCGTCGCGCACCCTGCGGAGCGTGTCCTTCATGCGCGACGATACGACCTTTTTGCTTCGGTTCGACCCGACGACCACGGACAAGCCGGACTTGCGACGGACAGTCCGGCGGACTTCGCGTTCGGTCGAAAAGCCGCCGAACTGGACACGGGCGGCGGCATACATCTGCTGCAACGCCTCCCGCCGCATTTGCTTCGGCAATCGTTCCGCCATGATGGAACTTCGGTTCCGCTTGATGAATTGGCGATATGCATCGCGCTCCGGACGAACTGCGATGGAGTAATTCGAATAGGCGGATCGGTTGAGAAAACGCCGGAATCCGGATTCCAGCAGGTGCCATACGCGCTGGCGTCCACGGGCCGCCGCTCCGCCCTTCATGCCGTACATGACGCCGACGCGGCCCATCACGGGCGCGGAATTCCCGGCACCGCGTCGGCGCACGTCAATCCGGTGTGCGGACACGATTGCCCGTCGGTGCGTCGGCTTTCCTCGGTAGTTGGCCGCCGCCCATTCAGCCCGCAGAGCGTCCTGCAACGGCTTCAGGCCGCGTCGCATGCCTTTCCGGAGGACGGATTGCTGGACGCGGGGCGGAAGGTTTTTCAGCACGCGACGGAGTTCGTCCGCGTGAAGTTCCGTCGTGATCTTGACCGCTGGAGTAGTCATTCCTCGGCCACCATGGTCGCCTCAATGTCAAGCCTCCGCCGCCGCTGGTCGCGGTCCGCGACGGCGCGGATGTTGTAGGCGCGCTCGACGCCGTCGACGATCCATACCAGGCGGCTGCCGACGTTGATCGAAGGATGCCACCCGGTCAGAAAACGATAATCCGACCTGGTGGAGATGCCGCCGTCGTCGAGCGTCTCGGCGACGCGGAGCTGCTCGACATGCCCGAAGACGTGCCCCACGTCGATCCATGCGACGGATGCTTGCCCGAGCACGTCGACGGTGCGGACGGGGTTCTGCACCTTGAGGTACAGGCGAAGCATGCCGCTCGGGACGTGGGCGGGCATGTCAGCCGATGCCTTTCCCCATCATGGCCGAGATGCGATCCCAGTAGCCGCTCGACAGCGTGACGGTATCGTCACCGCGGCTCGCGACGTGGTGCGTCACGCGCTGGAGCAATGCCATTTCAAGCAACGGGTTCAGCGTGTTGCTGCCTGCCGTCAACGTCACGACGATCGGGTACTCGGTCCCGGCGGGCATGGCGAAATACTGCAAGCCGTTGATCGTGTGCAGCGTGAGGGACGTAACGACGGCGTCGACCGTTACCGTCGCCGCCGTAATCGGCTGGCGGTCGGCCAGGACGAGAAGTTCCTCGTTGTTTGGCTCGACCGGGACGTACTGCGTCCTGGTCACGGGATCAACGCACCAGCCCGTCCGCTCCTCCAATTCCCGTACCGCAGCTTCCCACGCGATTTGAATCGCCGGGTCGTCCTCTTGATGGGAGATTCGTGCCCATCCGCGGGCCTTGTTGATGTCGAGCGGCATCCGTCCTCCTACGCAGGCGGCGACGGACCGAAGCCCGTCGCCGCCCGCGCTTGGGGGGAGAAAGAATCAGGTGAGCGTGATCTTCAGCGCGGCGACCGCCTTCGGGCGGACGACCTTGCTGTTGACGAACACCATGCCCTGGAACTTGACAAGTCCGGGCGTCGTGACCTCATCGCGGAACATGGAGATGCCGCCCCATTCCCGGATGGCGAACGCCTCGGACACGTTGGCGAACATCAGCGGCACGCTGTTCGAGACCGCCGCAGTCTGACGGCCCGGGGCGTACGGCGCGATGTAGACCGGACGACCCATCAGCATCATCGGCGCGGACTGCGTGATTCCGGCGTCGTTGCTCGGCACGAACAGCGGGACGGCGGCAGCGGCGGTGCTGATCTTGGCGATGGTGAAGTAAGCGTCCTGCGACATGACCCACGCCGCCGAATTCCAATACTCGGCGGGCAGGGTCTTGTAACGAAGCTCGGTCAGGTTCGGGACGGTGAACGCAGCGTCCCAACCCGTACCGCCGCCATGCGCCGCGCTGGCGGGAGCGACGGACTTGTAGTCGGCGTCCCACTTGAACAGGCCGGTCGGCTGGTCGCTGCCCGTGCCGACGGTGTAGCCGGATTCGATGCCGCGCGCGATCATGCGCTGCAAGTGCGACATGACCTCCGTTTCGATGTCGAAATCGGACTGCCGCACGACCCAATGGGTCAGCTCGGACTTCGGCAGGCCACCGACCGGGTTGAGGTTGATCTCGGCATGCGAGGCGTCGATCGCGGTCGCGCTCTTGGCAGCCTCGGTCGTCCAGAAGCTCGTCGCCGCGGCGTCGGTTTCGAGGTTGTTCCGGCGCAGCGTGACGCTGCCCTTCACGCCCGTGCGGAGGTCGGCGAGGTTGCGGACGACCGTGTTGCGGTCGAGGTACTTCAGGATGCCGTCCTCGTAGATCTTCGGCACCAGCACGCCGCTGGAACTCGTGGTGTCGAGGGCGCGGAACTCGGCGTTGCGAGTCTCCGGAGCGCGACCGCCCTTGCACCAATCCAGGAACTGGTCGCGGTACTCCACGCTCGCGGTCCACTCCATGTTCCGCTTCTGCGCGTCGCCCTGGGCGCGCTCCAGCGCGGTGTAGGACGCGAAACGCTCGCGCAGCTGCGCGGCCTTGATCTTGCCGTCCAGCTCGGTGAGCTCGTTGGCGATCTGGTGGCCGCGGGCCTCCTGCTCGACGCTGATGCTGTCCATGTTGGCCAGCGCGTCACCCTCCGCCTTGAGCGCGGAACGCTTCTCAATCATCTCGGTGATCTTCATGGGATGGACCTCAATCGCAGACGAAGCCGCCAAAGGTGGGGCATGTGGTTGCGTGCCTCTACGGTCGTCTGCGATCCGTATGCGGCGTCAGAAACGATGGAAAGTTCGCGCAGGTCAATGTCGAGCAGCGTGCGTTCGCTGCCAGACCACGAATCGCGCTTGACGTAGAAACCGAAAGACATCTCCCGGTAAATCCCGGCATCAACCATCGCGCGGACGTCGCGGGCGCGCTGCGTGTCGGGAAGGTCGACATCGAAGGCAAGTCCGGTGTCGTCGGAACGAATCGAAAGCCTGCCCGACTTGGTTGTCGCCAGCAGTTCGCGACGGTCGTGGCCAATCAGAAGGCTGACGTTGTTTGATGCGGAGGACGACACCGCCTCGGGGACGATTCGCTCGGTGAACGGACGACCGCCGTTCAGGCCACGGACGACCAGCGGCAGGCTCGGCGCGTTCCACTTCATCGCGTAGCCGCCGAGCCGATTGCCGTCCGAGGTGACGGGTGCCGTGCGAAGTTCAAGCATTGTCTTCGCTCTCCTCGACCGGACCTGTCGCGGCAGAAGCGCCACCAGGCATCGACACGGTCGGCGTGTCCAATCCTTCGATGGGCTCGAGCCCGAGTCGCTTGCGGGCGTCGTTCGGTGACATGACCCCGGCAAGCACGAGCTTCGAGAACGCCATCCCGGCGTCGCGGAGGTTGCCGCGCAACAGGATGTCGACGTCGAAGCGAGCGCGCTCGCCGGGTCCGCAGAGCTTCCGCGTGATCTCCGATTCCCACGCGTTCACCCATTGGCTCAAGGCACCATCGACGTAGGCGCGGGCAGTCTCAACCTGCGACGCAAGCGCACCGCCGCCCTGCTGGTACAGCATCTCGGGCGGCACGCCGAAAGCGC